TGAAAACACTTATTGGCTGAAAAGAACCTCCAGTATTATAGCTTGCACTTAGACTAAATTTGCCATTGTTATATCCAATAGCAAGCAAAGAATCATCAGCATTTGCTTCTAACAATATACCTCTTGCTCGTGTGTTGTCAGCATCCTGTTTGACTTTTAGTACACCAGTAGGGAATACTGGACTACCAATAATTAATCCATCCATAGTAGCTGTACCTGTTACATCAATGCCTGTTGAGGTCGTGGCTAGTTTAGGATTAGCATCGTGATAAAGTGTTACTGTTCCACCAACCCCAGTGTCAACACCTTCTATGTAAACATTTCCTGATGTGTCTTGTAACTGTAAGTTTGAAGCTCTTATTCTTAAATGACCAGTACCATTTTCTGCAATATAACTATTAGAAGCATCGTGATAAATCTGTAGGTCAGACCCTGCACCAAATATAGCTTTAGAGTTATCTGCGAAAGTAATATTACCACTTACATTACTATTACCAAATGTGCTTCCTGTTTCTTTAGCTAAAGGGTAACCTCCGTTAGTTGCTCCATCATGTACAACTGCCGTATCCTTTGTGGTGTCTATTGTAACCTCACCAACAGCACCTGCAAAAGTACTGTGTTCTGTAGTTGTGCCTCTTCTTAATTGAAATTGTGTAGGCATTTTACATTCTCCTTATTTATAATATTATATCTCAAGTTAAAGCTCCCATATCAAGTGTTCCAAAATCTCTTGACAAATCTATTCTGGGAGAAACAATGTTTTCGTTACTAAATATTGCTCCACTAATAAACAAACCTAAACAATCATAATCTGAAGTGATTGTATCTGTTGCAATAGCATCTGGGTTTGTTATAGCAAATGCATCTAACACATCTGATAAATGCCCTAAATTAACTGCGTCTGCATTTTCTGTAGGGGGAGAAAGATTAGTAATCTTTCCACTATTCATATTAACTGTTGTAAATGAACCTGTAGAAGCTGTGTTTACACCTATAGGAGTGTTGTCTATTGTTCCACCATCAATATCAGGTGATGTTACAGTAGGACTAGTTAATGTTTTATTTGTTAAAGTTTCCGTTCCTGTTAATGTAGTAAAGTCATCATCACTTAATGCTGCATTAAATTGTGCCTTTGTTCCTGTAACTGTGTTATTAGTTAAGTTGATAGTTTTGTTTGTTAAAGTTGCTGTACCTGTTAATGTAGCAAAGTCATCATCAGTTAAAGCTGTATTAAACTCTGCTGTAGTACCTGTAATTGTATTGTCAGTCAGGTCAATAGTTTTGTTAGTTAACGTTTGAGTATCTGTTAAACGTACAATAGTTCCTGCATCTAACCCTGTTGCAACTGTTGTAACATCACTTGAAATTCCTGCCACTGTTGTGACATTTGCTGATATTCCAGCGACTGCTGTAACATTACTTGCAATACCTGCTACAGTGTTTACATTAGCTATATTTGTAGCAACTGTTCCTATGTCTGTTTCATCATTAGCAACTGTTGTAACATTTCCTGAGATTCCTGCTACTGTTGAAACATTTCCTGAGATACTTGCTACAGTGTTTACGTTTGCAACAGCACCTGCAACTGTTGTTATGTCTGAATTATTAGTAGCTACTGTTGTTACATTACCACTAATACCTGCAACAGTAGTAACATTTCCACTAATACCTGCAACTGTTGTAATGTTGGCTTCATTTGAAATAACATCAGCTATATTTGAACTAATCCCTGCTACAGCTGTTACATCACTACTAATACCTGCTACAGTTGTAACATTACCATTAATACCTGCCACAGTGTTTATGTTTGTAGTATTACCTGCAACAGTGTTTACATTTGCTATATTAGTTCCAACAATGTTAACGTTACCTATAGCATTAGAAACAGTGTCAATCTCTGATACTGCTTCATTAAGGTCATTAGCAGCAGTCTCAATCTCTGAGATAGCTTCATTCAAGTCATTTGCTACTGTGATAACATCTGCTATATTAGTAGCTACAGTATTAACACTAGCTATATTTGTTGATACTGTACCAATGTCTGTAGCATCTGCTGCTACTGCATTGACATTTGCTACATTTGTAGCCACTGTATTAAGATTAGTTAGATTAAGAGAATTTAACTTATCTTTATCAGCTGTAGTCAACCAAGTATTTTCGAGATAGTTCTTTGTAACTGCATCATTATTTTCTGAAGGAGTGCCTACATTCCTAATGCGTTTATTTTGAGCATCCCAAGTAAGTGCTGCATCTAATGCAATACTATCGTTAGCAAGGTCAACTGATTCTTGTGAAGAGTGAAAGATTTGTATGTTAGCATTGTCTAAGTCTTCTTCAGTTAGCACTGAACCAGAAGCAAAGTCTACTGCACGTGACGTTAAATTTGTTGTACGTCTAACTTGTACAGCAGTTCCACTAGCAGGAGCACTGGTTAATTGCACTTGAGAAGCAGAAGGGAAAGTCAAACCTACTTGAGCTACCCCATCAACTGTAACACTTATCTCACTAGTCGCAGTGTACGTAAAGGGGATATTAAACGTAGTTGTAGTATTATCCCCTATATAATTTTGATATGATAATGGCATTTGTATTCCTCGTTATTAATGTTGTAACTTTAGGTTTAGTTAATCTAATTCATCTGCAAGTGCGTTGATTGCCTGTCTAGCACCATATAAAGATTGAAAAGGTAGTACTCTTAAAAGCTTTCTTATCTCTGCTTCAGTCATATCTCCTTCTGCTATATTCTTTGCAGAACTAAATACATTCTGTACAATAGAGTAAGCAGGAGGTGTTATGGCATAAGTATTACCACTCATAGCTCCTGTAGTTAATTGATAAATGTATGAGAACATACTAGCTGCTCCTATCTGTGATAGAGCACCCAAAGCCCAGTTAGCAGGTTGCATACGTTCTTTAATATATTCATCAGCATCACTACGTCCAGCAGCATTTAGATGTACTCTAGTAATATACATAAGACCACCCATAGCTGCAGCTGACATTAGAATCTTAGCAACTGCTGCATCTTTCTGACCTATTCTAACACCTAGTCTTTGAGTCTGTTGTTCCAAAGAACCTAAAGTAAAGTTCATAAACTGAAACATTGTTCTACCCATTTGACTAGACTTAAGCCATTTGTTACTAGATGCTATATTAGTCTCTTGTACGTTAGTTCTAGCATCTTTAAAACCAGAAGCACTGAAAGCTTCTCTAACATCTTCATCCCACTTTTCAATGTTAAGCTTAGTTACTCTTCCATTAGGTGCTCTTTCAACTAGATTACTATTCATAGTATCTCTAATCTTTATAGCCATCTCGTCACTAATACCAAGCTGTTGTCTCTTGATAGTACTAAATGGAATCTTACCCTTACGTGCAGCTAGTGCCCATTCATTAGTAAAGTTCATCATGGATAACCTACGTAAAGTCTGTGTAACACCTGTTAAACCAGACCAATAGGCTACAAACTTTTGTGAACCATAAGCACCTTTCTCAGTAGCTGCTCCTAATTTCTTGGTACTCCAACCTTTCTTGTCATACCACATACGTTCAGGAGATATAATAGCTCCTACGTCTTCTGTGTCAAAACGTGTTATAGCATTCCAGTTACCTAAAGCTACTTCGTTTCCTGCTCCCATAGTCTCAACAAGTTCTCTCATTAATCCATCAGGTAATCTACCCTTAGAAGCTGTTTGAAATAACTGTCTATAAGCAGGAGCAGATTTAAGTAGAGTTGTAAAACTATACTCAAACATAGCATTAGTAAGCTCCATCATAGCTGACATACCAGACATACCCATGTTAACAGCAAAGCTATAAGCTCTTACAGCTACGTTAACATCTCTTAGTCTGTTAGATACGTCTTCTCTGTTAGCTAATCTACCAGTAATACCGTCATACATAAACTGTGCTGCATTTATAGATTTGTCTATCTCGTCTTGTGTTATATTCTTAGCTTTTCCTTCGTCTTTAATTTTTGTTATAAGAGTGTCAAAACTAGAACCAGTCTGATTGGTATTGATACCATTACGTGCTAAACCTATTGCACCTGATAATTGAAAGATATAACTATTTGCAAGTTGCTCTGCATCTTCTTCTAACAGGTCAGTAAATCTTATTTCGTCTATCTCTCCTGTAGCATTAGATACTTTGATAGTAGTACTTTCATCTAGAATCATTCTATGTCTAGCACGTTTATGAGACTTAGGAATGTTTGTCTTAGTAAAGAAGTCTGTGATATCATCTATCTCTGCTTCATCAAAACCACCTGCTCTAAATATATCTGCAAGGTCTTCTAAGTTCATCTCATGCACACCTGCAGCACCTACCTTACTAGACTTAGGGTCTGTTATACTCTTTGTATATGCCATAGCTATCTTCTTTATGTAAGCTGCTACAGCTTTAGGTTTTGCTGGTAGATTTTTACTCTCAAGATTTCTCTTTACAAAAGATTCAATGTCAGGTTGACCTCTTCTCATAGACTGTTCAACCAGTTCAGCTATCTTATTATCTGCATCATCACCTAGTCTAATACGTAGTTGTCTAATCTTCTCATCATTAAAGATACGTGACATATAGTTAGGGTGATTCTTTAACATACCTTTACTAAATCCAGCTACGTTATACTTAATGGCTAACCTAGCTAGTTCATCTTGTGTACGTTTGATAGCATCACCTGCAACACGTACCTCATCTGGTACATCTGTTACAATACCTCTGACATAACGTGATACTTCTCTGTTAAATTCTTCTATACTTGCACCAGTGTTTTTCTTCCATAACTTCTGTGCATTAGGTAAAGTATTAGATAAGTTATTACGGTGAATCATCTGTAATCGTTCAGCTATTTCTGATGCTGATTCATTAGTAACTACTTTACCACCTTTGTAACCAACAGTGTTCATGCCTAGTATACGACCTGCATACCTAGCCCAACCTATGTCTGAGTTACCTAATCTAGCTCCAGTAGATAGAAGTTCACGTACACCAAACATGTTAAAACCTGCTATCTTAGGTATAGCACTAACATCTTCTGTTGTAAGTTTTGTAGCATCTATACCATCTACAGATTCTATAAACTTATCACCGTCTAGTTCTCTTGTTATAATCTTTTCAGCAAGAGCATCTACGTTAAACGCATCATGGAATTGTTTCTCAGCAGGTGTAAGTGTATCACCTCTTAAAACTTTTCTAGCAATCTTAGCTCTATCTCCTGCTCTTTTAAAAGCTATTCTACCTGCGTTTAAACCACCACCTATTAGTGCTCCTGCTCCACCTGCTATTAATACATCATTAGCATCAACATCATACTTCACGTTAGCTCTAATAGCTTCAAAAGCTGCACTCTCTGCTGCAGTAACAGCTGCTCCAACAGTAAAAGCTTTCTTAACATTGTAAGCTTTTTTAAGAGCACCTGCAGTGACAGCAGTACCTCCTGCTAGGGGAGTACCTATTGCACTAATTGCAGCACCTGAAGCAAGGATAGCAGCCCATTCAGTAGGGTCAAACATTAAGGAGAAAGCATTAGCAGCTACACCTGTCCAACCGTCTGAAGCAAGTAAAGCACGGTTAGACACTGTTTTAAGGTGTTGTTCTCTAACCTTCATAGCTCTTCTTAAACCATTCACTTGAGCTTCTTCTAAGACTTCTTCAACAGCTACAGTAGGTAAACCTTCTGTTAATTGTTTAACTAGGTCTGGAGTAAAGTTACTAATAGGAGTACTAGCATCTGTAGTATACTTATCTATAGTATCTCTAGCACTCCACCAGAGTTGGTTTTCATCATAAGCAGTGCCTAAACTGTCAATAAAACCTCTACCATTATCTTCTGCTGCCATCTCGTTCTTTAAGATAGCAGCTTCATCAATAGTAGTAGCTATAGGTATTCTAGTTTCATCTAGTCCTTCTATACCTAGTTCTTTTAGAAAGGTTTGTTCAGCCATTTGATTTCCTTTTATTTATAATGGTAATTCAGCATCACTCACAGCATTAGCCATTTCAAAAGCACGTTCTTTAGTTTGTCTAGCCCATTTGTTTAAGACGATTTTACCATCTTTAGTTCTACTATATAGCATTTCAAACTTAGCTTTAGCTAGAGCTTCAGCTTGTTCAGGAGAACCTTCTTCATATTGCCCTGCTTCTTTAACAGCAGCTGTAAAGTTCTTCCAAGTCTTTGGAATATTAGTTACACCTAACTGGTAGCCCATACTAATAATAGCTGACTGTGCTTCTTCAGGTAAGTTTCTAAAACCTTGTATTTCTTTTTCTAGATAGTTACCAATCTTCTGCACTTTTAAATTAAGAACTTGAGTAGCTTCTTCTCTTGTGACGTTATTAACATCCTTAATCAAAGCTTTCTCATCTTCTTCTAGAGCAGGTAAGTAGAAGCCAAAGCCTACTGATTTATTCTTACCATCTTTGTAAGGGGTACTAGAGAAACCTTCTTGAGTTGCTATCATATTAGCTGTTTTCTCTTCTGTAGTATTACCTTCTATAGTCATTTTATTTCCTATTGCTTGATTACTTGGCATGTTACTTATTGAGTTTTTTTTAAGAGTAATCTTTTTATCATACTCTTCTTTAGCTTTATCTATTTCACTAGAAATAATATCTATTATTTTGTTACTTGACTTTGTAGTAAAGCCTTCTATAAATTCTCCTATTATTTCTGAGTTCTGTTGAGCAGCTGATGTTGAACCTAGTACATAATTTAAAGTTGACTTAATACCTTCTGTAATGGTATCCATAAACTCACCACCTACTAATTTCTTAGGGTCAGCTTTATCTTGTTGCTCTAACTTCTGTAAAGTTTTTGTCAGCATAGGTTGACCTACGACAGGTTCATCTGTAGGAGTAGGTTGAAACTGTTGAAAGTCATCAACTTGTGTTAAAGCTTGTTCTATTACATTCTGAGAAGTAGAGTTACTTACAACCTTGTTTACTTCTGGAGTATATGTAGTAGTACTTACATCTTGAGTCATGCCTTTAGCTATTAAATTGTTTAACTGCTGTTGGTCAGAGAGTAAAGCATTCTTATTGATACTGCCTCCTACTTGACCTAGTGGTAAACCTTCGTCATCAAAAGCCATGATTACTGCTGAGTTAGGATTCTTAGGGTCTGGGTAAATAGCTACATCAAACTCCCCAGCTTTTAATCCATGTGTATCAAGCATATATTGTTTGACTTTCTTAGAGTCTAATAACAATTTATTATACTTTGGAATAATCTTTGAAGGATTTAGACTACTATCTACACCTGTGTTAAGATGATTAAAACCATAAGCTTTACCATTACCTGATTCAACTACTGGGTAATCTTTTTTAGCTATCTCAACAGCTTTTTCTATAGCTTCTTCTTCTCCCATACCTGATTGTATTAGATAATGAGCAGTAGTTGCTATTTCATTTTGAATAAAAGATGAATTACTTACCTCTGATAAATCTTTAGAAAAAGGAGAAACTTCATTCATTTTATCTATAATGTTTTTTGAAAAATCAGGTGACTTCTTTATATCAAAGTCCATCATCTGTATATTTCTAGCAGCATTGTTATAGTTCTTACTTCTTATAACAGCAGGAGGTTTACCTTCAAAAGCTTGTTCTTCTGTTTGCTCTTGTAATATATCTATCTCACCTACTTTAGCTGACTTATTGACCCAGAAGTCCATAGCTTCAAATCTAAGTCTATCTTCTTTCTTGATAAAACTTAAATCATTACCAGAGTTTTTCAAAGCCATATAATTTAAGAAAGAATTTTCTATAGCTTGATTAGTTTCAGGTGTGGATACATCACCAGCTATAAGAAAAGTTAAACCATCTAATACTTTATTCTGAATACTAGGTGGTACAAAACCCATGTCTCTAAATGCTTGATACTTCTCTCCTTCACTTAAGGACATGAATGCTTCATTCTTAAATAAAGATTGTTCTAGTTCATTATCAGTAAAAGTCTTTACATTACCTTGAAGGTCAGTATATGTTTTAACAATACGTTTTCTATTGGTTACTGAATCGTTAATACGACTTTGAATACCTTCAGCTTTGTTAGATACTACTAACCTAGTCTTAATTTGTTTATCTCTTCTTGCTCTTATAGTAGCAGTATTCTTAGCTCTTTCTCCTGTATCCATGACATTAAGTTTTTTACCATCTTTAGTCTTCATAGTATCTAAAGCATCGTATAACTTGTTATCAGCATTGTCAACTGACATGTCTAATAGTAAGTCATGGGCAACATTTACTGCTCTTTTATAATCAGCTTTACCATCAGGTAAAGGATTAGCTATTGCAAAATCATCAATCATCTTTTGAATAGTAGGTACTGTATTCTCTTCATCAGCTGTTAATGCTAATGTTATCGTATCCTTAAAAGAGTTATTTAATTTGTTGTTATTATATTGTGTTTTACCTGCATTAAAATCTGCTATAGTTTTAACATTATACTCTTGAAACTGTAGCTTCATAGTTTCTTTTAAAAGAGGGTCAGTCTCAGGAGGTAAAGAATCTAAATAAGAATCTTGATAGTTTGTAATCTTAGTTAAAACATCTTCTGTTTTCATCTCATGCCAAGTATCTGCATTATCTTTATAGTCTTGGTTAATCTTTAGATGCATTTCATAAGATTTTAATTCTGCTTGCTTGTACTTAGATTTTAAACGAAAGCTTTCTATTTCTCTTTCACGTTTAAGCTTAGTCTCTAATTGTTTATCTGCTACTGCTTTTACTGCTGGAGTAATAGCT